AAATTGCCCTTGAAACGGAAATGTAGCATTGCCGCTCGGATCCGTTCTATTATAATCAACTCTGAATATCAAATAATTGATATTATTATGAAGTTCATTCATTGAACTTCTTAATGTAAAGAGATCAGAAATAATAAAAATTGGATTTTTTGTTTGAAGTTCTCCGGGGGGCAATGCAAAACAGTCTAAATTGTTAAAAAATAAATTATTATTTGAATCGCCGCTAGCAATAGCAGCAGTATTTACTAAGTTGTCATATGCAGCTCTTAAAATTGCATATAAACCACATCCCGTTGTTCCAGTGGTGGTACTAGTTCCTAATACAAAACCGCAAACTAATTTATTTTCTCCAGTTTGATTTAAAGGAGGGGAACCTTCAGGCATAGGAAAATGATCAAATGCCGATGGAATGGCATTTGAATTTGTGCCGGGGTCTATATCGCTAATTCCCATAGTTTCTTCTAATATTTAGGACGTTTATTTTTAAAAAAATATCTCCCCCAAAAATTGAGGGAGATAAATTTAATTAAAAAATTATTATGATAGAGTTATGATAATATTGAAGTCAGATATTAGCTGCCCTCCTGTTGGGCTATTTATGGTGAAAACAGCGGGCTTAACGGTAATACCTACAGTAAGCATTGTTGAGCCATTGCTGTTGTTGTTAGTATCGCATGTAATTACATAATTTTCTCTAAGATATGAATTGAAATTAGAACTGTTATAAGCATCAGTAATTGCGGTTACCACTTGTGCGCGTGTTGTCGAATTGTTTACTACGTTAGTGCCTACTATTCCGTTCACGACTCTGAAAGCCGTTTGATATGCATAGCCATGTATGGCTTGAGCATATCTTCTATTCAATAGAGTGGTATTTGGCGTTCCTATTGCACCGGTTGCGCCGACATAGTCTGTCGGGAAATGGTTAGGCGAATTAGAGCAAATGGTGTTTATTCTTTTTGCGGCTAAATCCTCCAACAATTCAAAAGACGTAGAGGAATATCTAGTGCTTGTTATTAATTGAGCCGTATTGGGAACACCCTCTGAGACGGGAATGGATCCTCCGATGTTCGAAGAAAGCATGTAGTTTCCGGTAGTTTGCTGCAGAGCGGTATTCATTGACCCGGCAAATTCAATTACATCCAATTTTGGAATCCAATATGATCCGTCTGCCCCTCCGCCCACTACTGCTCCCTGTGGAGTTCCTGTAGTTGTCCACCAAGTTTTTGTCAGGGTTCTTCCGCCTACGCATACCAAACTGTTCAATTGATTTGAATTGAGTATGCCTCCTGTTAGACCATTTGCTGATAAATTTGGATTATTGGGATATGAAGTACTAGTGGTTTTTCTTCTGAAATTGAAAGGCCGACCATCGGTTGATGGATGCCTAAAGACTCCTACTGTAGCTGGATCGTCTCCGAATTCTTGTTGATACCCAAAAGATGTTCCGGAAAGCCCGGCATGGAAGATCTGCAAATAAGATGGTGAACGTATATCGGTCACTATGGAAGAAAATATGTTTCCTTTATAAACAAGACCGGCAAAAGTATTTCCCAAATGCTCCGGCAATAATCCTTGCGTTCTGTTGTATACTTGACCTAGCGCTCCGGCCCCTTCGTAATATGCTCCACCATAAATCATTGCATCATTTGTTTGATTTCCGGTGAGCCCTACCCCAGTTAACATTGATCCGCCTTCTAAAGTAACGATTGCATCTAATCCTCTATTATTGAATAGAGCGCCAATGCTGTTACGTTCTGGATCTAAAGGAAAGCCAGCACTATTAGGATATCTAAAACCGTCTTTTATAAGGGATAATTCATGATATCTAGGCGCAATAACAGCCACTCCTCCGTATTTTAAAAAATGAAGCAAAGCATATAATTCTACTCCGGCCCTTGAGGCTGCTCCATCGTTTCCTATTATTTGCGCTAAATCGGTGTCAGGAGTAGAAACAGAAGAAAATCCAAAAGCTGCGGTTATTCCATTTCCCATCCAATCAGCTGTTTGATCTGCAAATCCATCCTGATTTGGATCTACATTGTTTTTTCCTGTATACGCGCCAAAATATAAATTTTGAGTAAGAGAGTCATATAATGGTTGATTTGTTGGATTCGGCCCGACCGGAACTGTTCTTGAAGGATCGATGTTCCACAAACCTAAATTTATATTGTTATTAATTTTATTAAGTATTGTTTTTAAGGAAGATATAGAATCAATTACATATGCATTAATTATGTCTCCCCCAAGAGTGTTTGCGAGAAAAAATTCTGGAGTAGAAGCAAGTATATTAAGTCCAGCAACGTCACCGCTGCCAAATGGATCAATAATTCTATTAATTGCTGCAAACAAACCACACCCCGCTCCGCTACTAGGATTAGGAGTAGCAGACCCCATCACAAATCCACAGACAAATCTTTTATTTCTATCTTGGCTCGGTTCGGTAACTTGCGCTGGAGTTGGAAAAAAAGTAAAAGCGTTAAGTGTCCCGTTGCCTAAAGTGATTTGTGGAGGTTCTAATCCCATATTTTTGTCTTTCTATGATATTTAGAAGTTATTTAGCCCGAAAACCATACGCAATTTCCGTCCGATAAGCCATCTGGAGGGATTTCATCTGAATTTTTTTCTTTGTTCCCCATCATGAACAATACGTTGTCGTCTTCCGGAGAAATTGAATCGTTCTGCGAATATTTATTTTTTGCAGTTTCTATCAAGTCGGTAAAATATTCCTGCCTGGTAAGCCAAGAAAAGAATACCAAACACATTACCAAGTCGTCCGTTTGGCTATCCTCTGCCCGGAAACTATTTGATTTTGATACGAAAGACATCAGCTCTCTTATGATTCTGTCGTCATTCAGCAGAAGTTTGTCTTCTTCCACCAATCTCTTCAATACAGCACAACCAATTTTTTTGGTTTGGGCAGTGGTTCGAATGCCCATTTCGGACTTTCCTCTGGCGAATCCTTGGGACAAAACTTGACCTTTGACTCCTCTAGTTTGGGTCATCAACATGTTTTCGTATTGAAGATCGTTGTAAAGAATGGAACATACTTGGCCCCCTACATCATTCACCTCAACCATGACATAGGCATTGTTGTATTTTTCCGCTATTGTCTTTATAACGGTCGGATAGGCAAAGGGGCTTATGGTATTGTTTTGATAGGTCGCAACGACGTTATAGGGCATCTGTGAGCCTTCTACGACCGTAAAAGCGGAGTAGTCGTTTCCTTGGCCTCTTGAAACGTCGGCCAACAAGAAATATGTCTTGTTCTCATCGGGTTGTTCAAAAATTCGTATCCCATCCATAGTTTGTTCCAATGGATCATTGGGGGCAAGGACGTTAAGTTTGGAAGATGAAACAAGAGTGTTCGAAGAACCTATGAAAGAGCATTCAAATTCTTGATTGAATTGTTCCTCGCTTGTATTTGCTATTGTTTCTTGCTTCCAGTCTTCCCCTCTTAAAGGACCGCCCGGATACATCGGAACTTCTCTCCAACTGATCTCCACCGGGACAAACTTGTTCTTCAATGGATGGCCGGGCTGTCTTTTTGCGTTCACCCATAGATTGTAATAGTGGTTCAGCCCATGTGGCGTCGATACTATTACGATTTTTGAGGTTGTACCCGAAGAAATTGTCGGATAAGTAGATGCATAGAATTCTTCTGCGATGTTCTGCGGAAGATATGCAAACTCATCCAAAAGCAAAAGATTGTAAGAACCACCGCGGATTGCAGATGCCGATGTAGCAGCACAGACAACGGAAGATCCGTTCTCAAGTTTCAAGGAAGTCTTGTTCCATTCCAATACTCCCTGCTGCAAATATTGAGGAAGATTTTCGTATGCAATTTGCAATCTTGAGAATAGATCGGTTGCCGTTTTTTGCTTGTTGGCTAGAATCGCCACTTTCACGTCTGGTTGAAAATTTATGTAATGATTTATGTATCCGAGCACACAGCTGGATTTTCCGCTTTGACGTGGAAATTTAGAGATCACGAATCTGTTGTTGTGTATCTCGTTTATGAATCTTTTTTGGTAATCATACAAAAGAAACGGAGAAAGACCCGAGTTCAGAGTGACGATTTTTACGTGTTTCTCTATAAAGTGAACTGGATCTTTTGCTGACTTTATGTAATCTTCAAGTTGTTCTTGGGTATAGTTTAGATTTATTCCCGGAGCTTTAAGATTCGGATTGGCTCGATAGCCGCTTTGCTGGTTGTTCATTTAATTCACCTTCAACAAAATTGTTTTCTTTCTTTAGCAATTTCTGCAAATCTTTGGTTGTCCCAACGAATATGGAATTGTTCGTGGTGTTCTTTACGTTCACTTTGTTGGTCTCTGCAAACTTGGCGGAAACATCCATCAAGTTCACGTTTATCTCAGCCAAAGTTTTGATCGTATTTGCCAAGACTTCGTATGCCCTTGGACTGTCGGATTCCAAGGCAACCTTCATTATTCCTTCCAATCCAAGAGATCCATTTGAAATTAGGGATCTTAGGTTGTTTCTTGCGAACTCGTAATCCTGAGTTGCAGAAGATGTCGTTCCTGCTGTTTTTGTGGTTTCTATTTTTTGATTTGAGGATTCTATTTCAAAAAACGATTCAAGATTTTTATTCACGTCTTCCATTATTTAATTCCATTAAGGAGTTCTGAATCCTGTAGGACCGGCGTAACCGGAATATCCTATTGCATTTCTGGCAGTTACTAAGAATGAGTAAGTGTTTCCGGAAGTCAGTCCTCCGTAAAAATATGTCATTCCGCCTATGCCTGCATTTGCAGAAAGCGTAACTCCTTTTGTGTATACCAATCCATCAATTTCAATATTATCGGTTTCTGTAAAATAATCCACTAATGAAATATTATATCCAATTCTTTCAAAAATATAATTTTTTATAATTTTAAAAAGCAAACCATCATAATAACCGGCAGTTGGAGGATCATTGTTATTTTTATTTATTTGTATTCTTTCATGAGTATAAGAAGTAGAATAAAAACAAGTTTCATTCAATCCCGGATGGTACATAAAACTGGGACTTAAACTATCTCCTTGCCATGCTGGATTTTGACCGATAGGTGAAAAATCAAAAGGAAATTCATCTAAAATATTTCCAGTGGCGGGATCTATTTCTGCATATCCGTAAAAAGGTATAGTACTAAAAGTAGTTTTATATAACAAAGAATTAAAATAATGATTATCTGGTTCAATTGATTTAAATGCAACTACTATACCTTGAGGATTGACTTTAAATTTAGGATAATTTGCAGGTACAGTTTGATTATTTACTATTTTATATATTTTTATTTGGTTTAATTCATTTTCATTGAATGGCGTATCAAACTCCATAAGAGCCATATCGTCAAAATTATTACCCGAATTTGCTATATCTACGCTCTCAGGGGTTCCTAAAACATTATCTATTGCGTAAATAGTGAGACCATTTGCACTGCCCGAAGCATAATTTATTATATTATCTGCACTAGCAAAATAAAATTTTAAATTTGCTTTTTTTGAATATGTATTTCCGTCTTTCCCCAAAAATATTATATTAGAATAAGTAAGTCCGTATATATTCGAATTTGCCCCAGCGGCGTCAATTGCATAACCAGAATACATGTGCCCCGTAACAATTACGTGTTTTGGACTTATTAATATTGCAGAAAAAGCAGTAGGAGCGCGAAGATTATTCCAAAATTTGTAATTATCTGTTATGGTAAAAATTCCGGCAGGAATTCCAATTGTAACTCCGCTTAAAAGAGGAGAAGTGGGAAATCCTCCACCACCTCCTCCCGAAAATCCGTTAAATCCTTCGGTTGAAAAAGCAGTTGCGGTCAATGGAACTCCCGCACCTCTAATTCTAAGCGCAAGGCCGCTGAAATCCATAGAAGTAAAACCATTTGCAGGATTATTTACCCAAAAATTTGGATTAAATCCTATGGGCATTTCATCTTTGGAATTTGGCACGTTTCTAGCTTGAATTATTGGATCTGCTGCATAAAGATATAAATCATGTGTATTTTTATTATAATTTACAATGTATGACATATTTTGCCTTTAATATAGATGATTGTATACGTAAATTACGAATTCAGTTTCAATTGGAGCACTCTCCGAATCAATCCAAGCCAGAGTTGCTCCCGTGCCAGTGAAGCTTACGATTCTCAATCCTGTTGGAGTATCCGGCGGGCCCGGGGTAAAGATGCTTACTGGTCCTGCGTATCCGGAACTTCCCACGGCGTTGAACGAAGTAACTACGAACGAATATGTTTCCCCGTCGTTTAGGTTCCCTATGAAACCTGTTACGCTGCCCGTTCCAGCCTGAGCCGGATAAGTCGCTCCGAGTACGTATGTATTTCCGCTGATGAGCAAGAAATCCGATGAAACTGGAGGAACGCTTCCGGTTTCGTAATAATAAATCTTGAATTGGGTTTCTGTTGGCACTGATGCTTGATCTACCCAACCCAAAGTGGCTCCGGTGCCAGTAAAGCTCGACACGAACAATGCTGTTGGAGTAGCTGGAGGACCCGGCGTAAAAATGCTTACTGGTCCTGCATATCCGGAACTTCCTGCATCTATGTAAGAAGTAACAACGAAAGAATACGTTTCTCCTTGGTTCAAACTTCCAATGAATTGAGATACATTCCCAATGCCTTCCAATGCAGGGGCAGTTGCTCCGAGTACGTAGGTGTTTCCGCTGATGAGCAAGAAATCAGAAACGACGGGAGGAACGCTTCCTGCCTCATAGTAGTAAATCTTGAAGCCATCTTCACCGAAAGATCCAGCATCGTCCGTCCATCCAAGTGTAGCACCCGTTCCTGTGAAACTAAGAACGGACAGTCCACTCGGAGGATTGGGGAAAGACTGACTAGGCGGTGGCTCAGGAAAAACATCAACATCAACATCAACATCCAAATCAAAATTTTCTACTATTGGAATTAAACTGACTGGCTGTGCTGGACTAAACATGTACGCTTTTGCGACAAAACCAATGCTAGAAATGTTTATTCTTCTGTCTCCAAAATTTCCATCGTATTTTTCATTGATGTTTATTCCATTGATCATCACCAAAGGAATTGTAATATCATTTCTATTGTTTCCAAAGTTTATTTTTATGTTAAACTCTGGATTAAAGTATGGAATAATTTGTTCGGTTATCTGCAAAGTATTGTTTATGTGACGGGTGTACATAAACAAGTTAAAATTTATGTTTATTGGAACTTCTACAAAAGTTTGTTTTCCTAAAAAATTATCTACTCCATAAATCTCGCTGTTGACCTTGTTTCTTCTTCTTGAAGAATCGACAGCAACTTGGCTTATCGCAAAGCTTAGTTGAGGTAATCGTATTCCTACCTTTGTATCAGTGGAAATAGAAGATTCTTCAAGCAATCTTCTTATAAATTTTTCTTTCGGAGCATAAGTCAATGGAACACGAACTTGCTTGTTAACTCCGTTGTCGGGAGTTTCCACGTAAATATTATTGAATAAAGTTCCAAACCCTATTACAACTTTTCTTAAATATTCCCCATAGTAATATGATCCAAACATCAGTAGTTGCCCTCCGAGAATGGATCGTTTTCATCGAAGGACACAACGTTGTCGGAGAATCTTTCTTGCTCGATGTCTTCGTTGTTTCCTTTGAGGGTCTTGCTTGTGCCGTATGAAGGATACTTGTTGGGATTCGCCACGATTGAAGTGAAAGTAGCACCGACAGTTGGATATACCCCTCCGGTGTCTCCCAGAACTTGGAAAGCGAATGCTGGGCTGAATGTTCCGGAAAGAATGTTGATGGTGAGAACATTTGCGTTTCCATTCCAGTTGGATATGAGACCCAATCCGCCAGAACCTCCTGTTTGTTGTACATATTGGCCTTCATGGAAATATGTTGCGCCACTCGGCCCGGGAAGAAGCATGTCGTAAAAAGTTCTGTATGAAGTATCGTATACTTCGTCTATTGCCGTGTTCCCGGTAGCAATTCTCTCCATACTGTATGTAAACATTTCACAAGTCAACATGTAAGTATATCTTTTGCCAATTGGATAAAACGGATTTTCATGCTCTACGAAGTTTATCTCAAAAAGGCTTTTTGACAAAGGAAAGTATATTAAATCGCCTTCTCTTGGCCTTGTTATCGTGGAAACCGACGCAGTAATTTCCTCCTCAAATCTTCTTTTTGACATAACCAAAGTAAGTTTATCTTTTACTTCGATACCAAATTGATTGACGATATCAGTTCCGTCAAATCCTCTGAAAGATTCTACGTAAGCTTCTATAACATAAGAATCGCTGAAATTAGACGCAATGTCTTCTCCGAATATTTTATCAATATTCACGAATTGACGGGGAACATATACTATATCTCTCCCGGTTCCTTGGATAAGTTCAACCGTGATGTCCTCGATTAAGGTTTGTTGTCCCGGATCGTCTTGATTAAAATATGGATTAGTTGTCATCTTATCCTATTTGCATGTCAGGAGGCGGCTCGTACATTTGAGTTATTTTATCTTCTATTTCTTGTATTTCCCTTAAAGCATCTGCCATGAGGGCTGGCGCATTTATTGATGCTCCTCCCGTCAATGGCACATTTGCAAATTTCATTAAATTCTGAGCCCATTGTTTTTTCAACATGGCAATGTAATATCTTTTGAATATTCTATCTCTCCAAATTCTTGGATATTGATCTACGTCGATACCTACATAAGCCTCAAGCAAAATATAGTTTCCCGCTTTTAATCTATCCTTGGAAAGTTCTAAGAAAAGACGTTGTGTTGCCTTTGAAAATGTGTAAGAACACGGATACGCAAAAGTATACTCAATTGTAGACAAATAGCTTCTTGCCATTTCATAATTTGCAAGAGCTCCGTATGGGGCTACTCCTTGATTGAAGAAGATTCCAAAAAAGTCCTGCATGGACAATTGATATCTTAAGTCAAAGATGTAATCTCCAACGGTCGAGGTAATTGGATATACTTTGCTTATCGTAAGAATATCAGTGCCGTTCGGCCACCCGCCTGTTGCACCTAAAGCATCTCCGAGAGTAGCCGTATCAATATATTGGCGAGTTATGTCATTTTGTGTTATTTGATAAGAAAATAATGCCCTATGAACGAAATCAAAATGTTTTTCTGTGAGATAATTTAAGCAGTCCGTAAGACGATCATCCGCTTGGGTTGCCCCGACGTTTACCTGAATTACGGGTTCCCCTAAAGCTCTTCTGCAATAGGCTATAAATTCGTCTTTGTTTGTTGGTTCCATTTCAAAAATTATTTAGGCTGATGGGGATTTGCCTAATTTTGATAATTTTTGAAAAATTTGATATTCTTCCTCAGTTGGTTCTGGGGAAGTTACTTTTATATTTTGAAGCCTCATAATATCATAAATTTCTATCTGAGACTTTCTTGTGTTTTCTGCTACTTCTTTTGGGCTTGCTGGAGAATAATTGGAAAATCCGGGCATACTCAATGGACAAACCAAATAAGGATAATCTAATTTTCCGTATTTTTCCCCGTCTATTGTCAACTGGGTATGGGGTTTGTCCCCGCATCCACAGGCACCGCAATAATGAGTTTTAAAATGTTTGCTTTTTAGTAAATGGGGACAAGGGGATATATCTTCATTTCCAAAACAGGACAACGCTCTTAGTTTTTTTGCATCTGGCAAAACTTTTTTCCCAGTGAATCCCTTGGATGCCAAAGACATGGCAAAGTTCATGCATTTTTCAAAAAAATTAATCATGGTGAAACAAATGATACATTAAATGAAAATGGACAAGCTATTAACTTAAATAAATTTTGATAATTTGAATCCATATCAGTAATTATTTTGATGTTAGTGGCATATTGAGTGCTAACTTCTGCTACCGTTGCTCCAAATAATGATTTTAAAATAAATCGCATTCCATCGGGCGTACCCTTTATTTTCACATAATCTCTATGATATGTTAATAAACATTTTCTAAAATTATTTTTTAATTCTGGGTACACATCCAAATCCAACTCCCCGGCAAATAAAATATCGGCATATCCTTGTAAAAATTTATCAGGAACATTTGATAAATTTCTTAAATTTTCTAGATAAAATCCACATCCATATCCCTCTTCAAGATCAAACATCCAACGATAATAGTTAATAAAAAAATCTACTACCGGAGCTCTTGATGGATATTCATCATAAGTGTTTTGAACCCATTTAGGCAATTGTTTTTTAACTTGGATTTTGTCTCCATCCCAGTTTTTTTCCGGAAGATTTAAAGATCGCAGAGTCAATAATGTTTGTTCGACAATGCGATTTATGCCCGTGACAACAGAATCTGGTGTCGATGCTCCGGGACTATTATTGAAAAATACTAGCATGTTATTGACCGTATGTCAGAGAAATTCCAACCATTTTTCTTGTAGCCAAATAATTTACCATCAAATTTTCTCTCAAAGCAGAAGAAAGTCCATTAACATAAATTTTTATTTGTCCTACCGATGGAGATGTGACAGATATATCTTCTTTTTGTATTGTAGTTACTCCATTGCTCAATATATATTGATATATTCCATCCAAGTAATCAGATTGAGTTACCAAACGATCTTTTGTATTTGATGCGTAAGGTATAAAGGTTTTTATGTAATCTTTTGTTGCATTGTCTCTTCCCCCGGAGGGAGTAGTATGAGACACTACAGTAACTCCAGAATAATCTCTTGATCTCAGTATTGTAGCTGAATTTGATAAACTACCATCCGAGTCTACTGCTTTTATTGTAACAGAATTGCTAGGAGCTATTGCCCCGGGAATATTTGTAGTAACGTAGTATCCATCTTTTCCGTTTAAAACTGTGAATACTTTTCCTCCAAGACTCTCAACAACTTTATTGCTAAAATTATTTACTTGGGCCCAAGAGACATCTGTATAAGTAGACCCTACTAATTCTCTGTCTC